GTATCCATTCCGTTTCCACGGTTGACCATTGTGCCCTGCGCGGGTTCATCATCGCTGTCAGCCATCAAGGCCGTGTAGCCTTGTAAGACATGTGCCTTAGAGGCTGTCACATCATCTGATGTTATGCCCCCACCACTTTTATTTATTAAGCATACTGCCACTATTACACCCCCTTAAGGCCTATCCAAAAGCTTACAGACGGCTTTTTATTAAAGCATTTAACTCTTATTTTGCCGTTTAGAGTTTCTACAAAATCTACCATTGCAAAGGCTTTGTTCATTGCCTTTACAGCATCCGCTGACTCATTTCCGGATAAGTAAAGCCCCACAGTAGGTGCATCTGCAGATGTTACACCTTGTACATCTATCTCTTGCATATAAGGCGCTGTATTGCTCCACTTACTCAAATCTACAAGCACCTGTCTTAATCCCTGCAACGCATTTATCGCAGAGTTTGTTGCATTGATGTCGTTTGCTCCGAACAAGTCTCCTTGTACAGTATAATGAGTACTGTCTATAATCTCATACTTTCCATCTCCACCCTGTGTCAATGTGTACTTTCTGTTGCCTTCAAACACATCATCTTTATAATTTGTCTTTAGCGCCATCTTACCTCCTGTTTCCTATGCTCTTTCTACTCAAAGAAAAAGACAGCCTCTGCTGTCCACTTAAAGCGCTCTCGTACATATCTCCTAAATCCCTGAGTATTCTCTCTATATCGTTAGCTTGATAGATACTATCATAGGTGATTCGCGCCGGAGTTTGTGGTGTTGATATTTTAGTATAATACGCCGCTCTCAACTTATTGATATTATCAAGCATTCTGGCCATTTCTGACTCTGTTCTGAAGTCTTCCATAGCCCATACTTTTGTGCTTATACTTACACCGAAAATGTCTGCTAAATGCTTACAAGCCTCTTCAACTCTGTTCAAGTCCACGTAAGCTATGTAAGCTTTATCAGTATCATTTATTAAGTCGTCTACCGTTCTGTCAAAGATTAGAGTATTCAGTATATTACTCATTCTATCACCGCCTCCGCTGTAATCTCATTCCTGCTGAACTTAAAATCAAGCTTAGTAATTATTCCTTGTCTCTTACCCTTAAAGGTATCCAGTTCGACCAGATCGCCAAGCTCATGATTATCGACTACAAGCCTGCAGGATATACTTTCGTTCTTCATGCAATCACTGTAGCACCTGTCGAGAACTTCCTGCATATTTTCCTTAGTCACAAGTGTAGCCTCTTTAATTTCAGCAACATTTTTATTGTGCGTTATCCTCTCATTATCTTTGCTTACGCTAAATGCGTTATGCGTATATTTCTTACCTGATAGAACTACTTGATTACCTGTTCCACTTATGCGGGCATAGTTATCACCTTGTTCTGTAATGTTCCCACCTTGTATATTTAAAGAGTGCATAGGCTCACTAAACTCTATCTTTGTACTGCCTACTAAGTAACCTTTGAAAAGTTCCATAGCCTCATTGCTTTTTATATACTCATGCACAGTAAGCTTTACTCCAGTGATTACGTCACTGTGAGAGAAGGACAACTTAGTAAACAGCTCCTCTTGCCTTACCTGAGCTACGTCAGTAGTTCGCATAGGATACAGGTATAAATTCCTGTCATAGCTTGTATCCACTACCGCACCTATCGCAAAGGCCAACTGCTGCAATGCTGCTCTTTTTGAGCAAATTGGCAAGTATCCGCTTATAAGCTTATTTTCAAGTGCTGTATCAATAAAATAAGGTATTCCTTCGCCTTGCATTATTAGAGACAATAGGTCCTTAGCCTTTATCTGATTGTACACACCGCCCATAAAATCTGTACCGTCAAGTACCCCTATAGCATCATGTGTTTCCATTGAGTAGACCGTACTGCTTAGTTGTTTTCCGTCTTTTAAGTAGAATATTCCAAGTATGGCTTCATCAAAATATAAAGTATGCTTTTGCTTCTTTTGAAACTCAAAGTCATATCCCATCTTATCCCTTACAGAGTACTCCATAGTGTTTACAGATATTTCCTTCGACGTCCCATCTATTTCTACCAAGCAATCTATACTTTCAATCTCATCATCCCTAAAGATCCTTATAAGCCCCCAAATAATCTCTGTAAGAAAAGCATTTCTAAAAGGCTTATTCGTTTCAAGGAATGTTATGACAACCCTGTTATAGAAATCTACAACGCCATAGCAAAAGTATTTATAGCTATCCGGATCATATTCCTGTTCCTTTAACAAAGTATTATCTGAATACCATTTTATATCTACCTTACTACAATAGTCTTCACTATAGTTATTAAACTCAAGGCTTATACCTACACTTGAGAAGTTTTTGGTAAATCTAAAATCCAATGTAGGTGGATTTGCAAATCTTCCTGAACTGTCAGATATGCTTCTGCTTACATACCCCATGTGCTCAAACGTATCAGGATCAGGTGTATTTATGTAATGCCCGTCAAGCTTAGAGTATCTAGGTAAGCACATAGCATAATTGGGATACTCAACTACCTCTTTCAGATTTTCAAGTACAACAAACTCCTTTTTATCTGTTGAACTTATGGAGCTGTCCTCTTTTGCTCCCAACGCTATATCATCATAGACTATCTTTAATCCTCCGGCATTTGACATCCTTTGATTTCGGATAGCCGACAGCCATATATATCTATACGGCTTGCTTGTCTGCAGAAACTCAATCTTTACAGTGTCAAAAAGCTTTACTTTAGCAGCACAAAAATATTCGGATGATACGGGACTGTATTCTGCAGTCTTTACAAGTGCACCATCCTTAAACCAACTTATTTTTACTCTTTTAGCATAGTCACCCGATAAAAGATTAAATTTAAGCTGTATACCGTTACTTGTCTTTAGCCTGTCATATTTAACTGTGATTGTGGGTATATCAACAAAATTGCAATCGTGATCCGATAGACTGCTGCTAATATATCCACCAAGTCCGTATGGTATATTGTCAGGAGCATTCACATAGTCTCCATTCAATTTAGAGTATCCGGGCAAACAATATGCAAATCCCTGCATAGAATTTTCAGTGCCAAATAGAGTATCAATAGTGGAATACGCTTGCTGATTATTCGTCTCTGTTTGTATATCCCATCTCATTATCGTCTCCTTTGTGGCTCCATAGCTATAAAGTTTATTGACAGCCCATCGCCTAGGCCCCAGTAGTTTTTATTATTCCTTATGGCAAGATCATCTTCACCTTGAGTTACATATGCTTTAAAAGTCATAGTTTCATTTCCGTAAGGTACGGTGATATCATGGCTTGCAAATGACGGATTAGATATGGCGTCATAAAATTGATTGTACGATGCCATATCTAAGCCCTTAGGAGCAACCTTCATTGCGTAATTGTAAAATGTACCGATAATATCTCTATGCATAGCATAATCGGTAGTACGGCCTGAGTTTTCTGTGTCTGTTACAGCAAACTTTCTTTTAAGCTCCAGTACATTCACATTGTATTCTCTACCGTCCATTCTAAAAACATTATTAGTCATCAGTTACCTCCTACCAGCACAAGACTTACTCCCTTTCTCTTTGCTTCTTTGTCAAGTTCCGGCTTCATAAGTCTTGCCAAAGCTCCAAGACTTCCGTCAAACCTTATTACAATCTGAGAAGGCTCTGTGCTTCCGTTGCTTGCCTGCATTTTATCTGCTAACATACCCAGAACATCATCTCTATTCTCATAGCTTGCCTTTAGTGTATCTGTATACCCTGCTCCAGTTGGAGTTATTTTACCCTTAGCAACATTCGGTATGTAAGAAGATGCATTAGGAATATTTAAGCCTACAGGCACGCCGATATCCACTCCGTCAAATACATCTGTAACACTACTCAACCACTTTTCCGCTTCACTCACAGATGTCTTTGCTGTATCCGCGATACCTTCGTTAAATCCTTTTACAACGTATTCAGCTATTGTGTGAAATTCCCTTGAAGGAGAGTGTATCTTCAGTACATTTTCTGCTGCTTCCACGGCTTCTCTTGCCCACTTTTTAATAGCTGATTTAGCAAGATGTGCAAAGTCTGATATTCCCTTTTCAAATCCCTCGTTCACACGTTTAGCCATGTTATAGAAAGACTTGTATAGTCCTCCGCTTCCATCCGCATTGCTATCTCCCCAAAACCATTCTACTACGTGTTTAGACCATGTTTTCATAGAGCTTTGTGATGTATTGTGTCCTTGTTCTATCTTTGTTTTAAATGCATTTATTATATCAGTTGCAAACTTAGTCCACGATTTTGTATTTACGCCTTTCGCTTCGCTATCATCAACAAACCACTTCCTTACGTTCAGTGCCCAAGTTTCTATTGCGCTCTTTGACTCTTGATAAGATACTGTTATTTTCGTCTTAAAAGCCGTGATAATATCAAGAGCAAATTTAGTCCATGACTCTTTATTTACTCCTTTAGTTTCTCCGGCATCGACAAACCACTTTCTTACATTTAAAGCCCAAGTTTCTGTAGGTGATTGAGTATCTATATGTGAAGCCTGTATCTTAGTCTTAAACGCCGTAATTACATCCAGCGCAAACTTATTCCAAGACTCTTTGTTTATTCCTTTAGCAGTTCCGGAGCTTACAAACCATAGCCTTATACCGTTTACCCAAGCTTCTATAGCGCTTTGAGTTGACTTATAGTTAATCGTCACTCCTTGATTGAATCCTGTGACTGTTCCTGTTGCCCATCTTTGAGCCTCCGTCGAGTTACCGCTACTTATGCCCAGCTTAGATGCAAACCAATCTCCAACTCCTTTTGCCCACGACTGTATAATTGACTGCGTTGTTGTCTGCTTTTTAGATACACCTTGATTAAATCCTTCTACGGTGTATCCGCCGACATCCTGCATTACTGTAGACGGGCTATGTATTCCGAGCAGCCCTTTTACTCCGTTTACAAACGGATCCGTTATATTCTGCTTTATAAAGTTTATAGGAGCTGCAAAGGTGCTCTTTATGCCCTTGCAAAATCCTTCCCAAACATATGTTGCCAGTTCTTCCATCACTTTCGAAGGACTGTGAATACCGAAACCGTTCTTAAATCCGTCAATAAACGGCTTTATCATGTTTGTATAAACCCATGTAGCTATGCCCACTACTGCGTCTTTAATACCCTTTAAAAATCCAAGAACTACATTACCACCACAGTCTTCTATCTCTTTACCAAAGTAGTCTCTTGCCTTTGTAAAGCCTTTTATTGTCAAGTCCGCCACAATTCTTGCGAGCATACCGTATGCTGTACCTATTGCCGAGTAGAATAATGTTGCAAGCCTACTTGCTATACCTAACCAGTCAATAGATGTAAGCATTGTCTCTATGCCTACAGCAAGCTTGCTCCAGTCGGTTGTTTGGACAATCTTTATAAGAGTATCAAGTATACCTGTCACAAATAGACTCAATGACTCGGCTACTGTTCCAAATTCAAAATTTGTAAACAGCGTGGATAAACTTGTACCGATATGCTCACCGAGCGTGCTCCACTCAAATTCATCTACAACTGTATAGAATGTATTGAATACGCCGTTAAAGCTTTCAGCTACCAGTAAGCCTATATCCTCCCATGATATAGTGTCCATAGCAGTATTAATACCCAAAGCCATATTGCTGCCAAGTTCAGACCACTCAAAACCTTCTACTGACCTAAGAAGCGTTCTTAAAACTCCGTTAAACCCTTCAGCTATTAAAAGCCCTAAGTTCTCCCAAGGTATGTGAGCAACCATATTGTTAAGGCTTGTTGAGATTGCATCGCCTATTTTATCCCATTCTACCTTCTCAACAAAACCTCTCATGCCCTCAATTCTAGCTTTAAAGTACTCTCCTATTGTAGATCCGAATAACTCCCAATCTACTGTATCAACTATTCCGTTAAGGCCGGTCGCAATAGCGCTTCCGAGAGCGTACCAGTCTATTTGTGTCAAAAGCAAATATAGCGTGTGGGCAATAGTATTTACACCAGTTCCGATAAGTGCTCCTATAGCATGCCAATCTATGGTAGCTACAAGGCTGTTAAACATAGTGGTAAAAGCTGTTACAAATGCTGTTATCTGTCCGCCTATTCTATCCCAGCTTATAAAGTCAGTGAACTTGGCCACAGCATCATTTATCTTCTCGCCTATAAGTTTGCCTATTCCTGCAAAGTCCCCGGCATTGAACATATCTTTCAGCTGCTTAGCAAAGTCACTTATACCTTTATTTATCTCGGCTGTCTCAAACATATTTGCAGGAGATATACCGCCTGCTCCGCTTCCACCGGCACCGCCGCCACCACCCGAGTTGTCTTTAGCTGCATCCAGCTGTATTTGAATTAAATCGTCAAAAGGCGCTAATGCTTTCTTGGCTTCCTGTCCTGCCTGTTTCGCCGCCTTGCCTGCTTGCTTTGCTGCACCTCCTGTACCTTTTAAGCTTTTCGCGTAATCCTGATTTACTTTCTTTGCCTTTATAAATGTTGTCTTTCCGCCTAAAGCTGAAAAGAACTGATTTACATAACTTAGGGCCGTTGCAATCATACTTATAAGTGTATTCAGTGCAGGAGCTACAACACTTAAGATAGGAGCAAATGCAGCCGCAAAGCTGTTCTTTAGATAGAACATTGACGACATTAGACTTGAAAGAGTTGCGTTTGCCTCACTTGAGTACTGTACAAGGTTCTGAAATCCTTCCTTTACGCCTTGAATAACGGCACGCATAGCCATACGGATTAAAAGCATTTTAAACATATTCGACAGCTTAAGTATGCTTTTACTTACTCCATTTGAAGCATTGCTCATTTTTCTTGAGTCCGAAACAAAGCTTCTTATCTTTGATGCCATACTTGCGCCTATAGACTTAGCAAATTTAATCGCCGACCTTGTCGCACTGCTAAAAGCTGACTGAGCAATAGACGCAAATTTTTGAAGCGGTGCGCTTATGGTTTTTTCCTTTGCCCCCGCTTCCGCAAGTCTTTGTCGGTAAACATCCAACTGACTTGTAAGTTGCTGTATTCTGTTCGCTCTATCGGTATATGCTGCACTGTCTGCCCCCGATGTGAAGGCTTCGCCGTCTGCCTCAAGCTGCTGCATTTCAGACCTGTACACTTCAAGCTGTCTTGTTACTTGATCTATATCATACTGGAGGTTTTTCCATCTGCTTGAATTGTGGCTAACTCCCATAGCATCAAGTTTTTCTTGTTTAGATATTAGTCCCTCAAGCTTACTGTTTGTTGCGTCTATTTGGTCTTGATACCACTTATATTCTTCAGTTGGTATCTGTGATTGACCAAGTTCTGCCATCTCTGCTGCAAGTCTTCGTATCTTAGCTTCAGTCTGTTCTATCTGATTGTTGAGCGCCGCCATTTTAGAATTGCCACTGAAGCTTCTTTGTATGCTGTTTCCCGCACTCTCCATGTCGGACTGAAGTGCTCTTGCAGCGCCTGAGAGCGTGCTTACACCTTGCTCAAATCCTGTAGTATCAACTCTGGTATCAAACCTTAAACTTCCATCACTTCCACCGCTTGCCATGTCGCACCCCCTCTCTAGCCTAACAACTTATTCCAATAGTCTATTTCCGCTTGCTCCTCTTCAGTGTATCTAATCTTTATCTCGCATATATTTTTATTGTGAGAATAAAAATCCTGCTCCCATTTCTCAAGTTTCTTACCTTTCAGTCTCTTTTGCCTTATAGATAGCACAGTTGAAAATGTTCCGCCCTCTATCTCCATAAAGTAGCCCATAAAGGTCCACCAGTGAAGGTATTTCTCTGCTCTTACCTCTTTATTAGCTACTTTATTTACCGCAGGGAAGATAATAGAAGCGTCTTGAGTCCAATCTATCATCTTTCTGCTTTCGACATCATTCTCATTCTTGCCACAATCGACAAACCACTTTGCCTGCTCTAGGGCCTCACCGATGCAATCCTTTGGAATATCGTCATATCCATCGCCAAATATCCTTTTTAATAAAATGTATAATCTATCTTTATTACTTAAGTCAGGGTCTTCACAGGCTTCCAAAAACACTAATATATTTCTAAAATCAGCATTTATCGGATATTCTTTTCCGCCGATCGTGAGCGTTGTCGGTAAGCATCCTATCATCTTGCTATGTCAATATACTTATCAACTTTTGCCTGACTCTTCTTTGCATACTTCTCAATAGCAGGCTTCATAATAGCAACCAATCCTTCAAGCACACCTTCAAATAAATACTTCTGTCCTACTATGCAAAGAGGTGACTGCCCATCAAAGATAGTGTCATACACATCCGCATTGAATACCTCATTAAAGGCCTTACGCATAGCAGAGGTGAAATCAGCTATATACGCGCCATCTTTTTCAAGTCCACTCTTTGAAGTGCCGTCAGGATTGAGCTCTACATCTTCAGGTACATTGTAATTTTCAAAGTCCTTCTGCATTTTAATGATTCTATTTATAATCTCCGGATCTGCAGGATTGAATCTGATTACTCTATCAGGATTATCATTGACGGTAAAGCTTTCTCTACCGTCATCAAAAGATAAATTCTTCATAAGCTTGCTTGCCTCCTATTAGTCTGCTGTAAATGTCTTTGATGTTAATACAAACTTACCCTTTACTCTGTTACCTGTGTAATGAATGTTAAAAGGTATCTGATAGCCTGTAGTATCACCGCCGTAGCTTGAAATCTCAATAATTGCATCTTCCTTGTATGCAACATATGTTCCTGGAGTCCCGCTATCCTCATCCCAAAGATGTACCTCTACAACATCTGTGGTAAGGTCGTCAAGAGTCTGACGCTCATCTATGATAGCCTGCAACCTTGTAAATAATGGGTCTCCCACCTCTGCATAATAAGGCTCTACAGATGCCTCAGGCTGGTATGTGGTAAGATTTACAGATGTCTCACCTAAGATATTACTCTTCTTCTCTGTGTTGGCGTTCATCTCAATCTTGTACTCTTCAAGGTCCTTACCAAGTCTTGCATATGCTGCAGGAGTACCCGACTTATTTGTGTTTATAAAGTGCGCCATGAACTTACGCTTAATCTTTCCTGTTACTGCCATGTTTATTCCTCACTTTCCAATTTATACTCAGCGTAAATTTGTAATTGATACATTACGCCATCGTTTATAGTTTCTCCAACCAGACCCATGCTCATTGCATTGGCTGTTGTAGCTTTCAAAAATATTCCTTGCTTTTCCCCTCCGTCAACCTCAAAGGTTACAGGCTCCTCAGGTAAATGCTCTAACCAGTACGATAATTCATATAAAAAATTGCTGTTGGCCAATCGGTTATAATCTGTATAAGACTGACCAATAGCGTACAACACAAAATTATGTTTTCGTATCTGTGTACCCTGTATATCCTCTTTTATAAGGCTATCACCTGTGCTTGATAGACCATAATTTGTAGGCTGAGGCTCTGTGAAATCTATATGAACATCATCCCCTGCAAGGAATTCCGATATCTTAGGGTAAGCCGTCAGCTTTTCCCTCATAAAGTCTATGATTGTCATGTACCGCCTCTATCTATCAATGCTTGCGTGGACTTGAGTATATCTTCTTTGTGGTCGGCCTTCATCCTGTCAAAGAACTTTTTACCCCTCATAGGTGCACCGAAAAACTGCAGTTCTCTTACAGGACTTGACATAATCTTTGTTACACCTTTCCTAGACCTCCACTCGCCTGCATATGGTCCTGTCTTTATTTTAAAACCTGCAGTCTTAAATATGGGGTCTACATACACAATACCTTCATGCAGATAATGCGCATACGGTCCGGGTATATCTATCTGTCCACTCCCTACCACTGTAGCCATAGCCATCATATGCTCAAGTTCTCCACTTTGTCTTCTTGGCATATAATCACCCATGTATCGCATAACTTCAGTATCCACGAAAGACTGCACAGTATTCTTTAATCCTAAGCCCTTATCACGCATTATTGCATCCGTTGGCTTTATATCTAAACTTCCGTCAAACATAAATACCTACTTTCCTGTTAATTCATAGTGCTGTATCGGCTTACTGCCGTATAACCTTTCGTCTACCGATACAAGTGTTAAAGTCTTATAATTTGTCTTAAGCTTTGCTATGCCTTCCGCAATAGTGGCCTGAGAAGTATTATCAAACTCAAAATCGATAACGCCTCTAATCATTAAATCTTTGCCCTTTGTAAAGTTAACAGCTCCGTCAAGACTGCTAAGAGGTATCATAACCAGTGCCGTACAACTACCTCTTTGCCCTGTCTTTAAGAAGGTTGCATTGTCAACATCTTCCCAATACACATTCTTAACTACCTGCCTTTTAAACTTATCAAGCTTTCCCTCTTTAGTACATAAATACAATGTGACATCCGAATTTGTAAACATATTACAGCCCCCTATAACAAAGCCCTGTATTGCCTAGCCACTTAATCACGATATCATACTGTTTTGACTTAAAAGCCTCTTCGCTATCTGCTTTACTTGAAAAGCCCACAGAGTAAGAGCCTATTCGTTCAGATGTCTTATTGCCTGTATCTCTTGACTGCGTTTCATTTTCAAATACAGCTTCAGCCAATTCACAGCAACAAAATTTTACATCTATCGGAACATCTTCCACTCCTTCAAGCCTTCCAAATGTGTACAAGTCTATCAGCTTGCTTGCACTTCTGGCATAGTAGCCAAATCCGGCACTAATGGTCGAATTCTTACCCTGCAAATATTCTTGTGCATAAAAGTTATAGTCCGCATATATTCCCATCAGTGCCATACCCCTACTCCTTTGCTTTCTTTGCCTTCGCTGCTTCCGTCTTCAAAGCTTCGTTCTCTGCCTTCAAAGCCTCATTCTCCGCCTTAAGTGTCTCAATAATATCCTCAGCCTTTGCCTCTGTGCTTACGCCCATTCCAACTGCTCTCATGTAATTCTCCTTTCTTAAGCCTTGTGGCTCAAATAAATACCCGCAACCTTATTCTTGTATGCATCTACAAGACCGTACTTACGATACTTTGAGATGTAAGAATCAGCGTTCGGATTGTTCTCAGGTGCAATAATGTCTGAAGCGATATGCTTATCAAACTTAATAATTGCAGGCTTATGTACGATCATAAAGTTGATATCCTTACCGCTTGCAGCCTTCTTGTAGTGGCCAAGCTCCTCGCCTGAGCTCTTTCCGTCAAGCAACTCTATAACTGTATAAAATCTTGACTGCGGTACAGCCTTCTTTACCATAAATGTATCGAGTATCTCTCTTGACTTTGTTGTGTCAAGTGACATAACACTGTTCAACAATGTTGGTGTGGCATACAAGATTCTGTTATCAAGCGGAACTTCATCCTCATCCATCTTGTTCTTTGCCTCAATAAGTGCAGACAAGAAGTCAGATGCATTTGCGTATGATGTCGGTGTTGCCTTTGATATTCCTGTAAGACCTGCAAGAGTCGCAAATACAAACGCGTCAGCCTCAGGCGCTACCTTATCTCTCTGAAGTGTTGCCCCTGCCATACCGAAAGCGATATTGAATGTCTCCTGATCGTCCATAGTATCAACGGATATCTTTGTACCTCTGTCATAGTTAAATGTTGCTGTCTTCCATACAACATTTACAGATCCGTTTGTGTATCCGCTGTTTCTGTCATAGTCTCCAAGTCCTGATACCTCAATCTGTGGGTACAAGATTTCCTTTGCATTTGCTCCGGCTCTCATCATTGAAGCGTCACTGGTTAGATCTGCTGTGACAGATGCATTCTTGTAGACCTCATCAAGTAGGTCCGTATAATTCTTTGCTAATGTAATGTTATTTGCCATGTTTATTTATCCTTTCTTATTTATCCGAGGTACTTAACCCCATTGCAGCCCTTAGCGACATAGTGTTTGCATCCATACCCGTATTGCCCCCACCTGTAGGAGCGGTAGGATTATGGATAGGCTCATCACTTCCGAAAAGGTATGAATTCTCCTTCTGACAAGCTTCAAGAGCTGTCTTAATATCAGTGCTCCTGTCCTTGCTTGCCTTTAACGCCTCAATGTCAAGTAAGGCTCTGACAGCTTTCGCACTCTTTCCGCCTGCTGCATTGATAGCACTCTCAAGAGTAGAATCAAATTGCATATCCGCAATCTTGCCTTCGTATTCGACTTTTGAATCTTCATACTTCTTTTTGTAATCTTCAACCTGTGCTTTCACCTGATCGTAATCCTTAAAGCCCTCGATAGTCTTATTAGCCTCCTGCAACTGCGTCTTTACCTGCTCAAGTTCTGCTTTAATTTGAGTTGCTTCACTCTTTGCAGCTTCGATATCATTGCCGTTTTCGGCCATAATGCTGTCAATCTGCTCCTTTGTGAGCCCCATGTCTTCTAATGACTTTCTTTTCATATTTGTCCCTTTCTTCACTACACTTTTTACAAGTTCGCTCTCATGTGCTGACTGTTTTACGTCTAATCAACTGACAAAATTGTATTAAAAAAGCACCTCTAAAGTGCTTGATTTTAATTCGATATGTGTTACAATCTTAGTAGATATCTAATTAAGAGCGGTACGCATCCCCCTTGAAAGCTTTACAGCCGGTAGGGAAGCGCCATCGCTCTTAATTTTTTCTTTTGTACACCTTGACTATCTCACCGTTTTTTAATACGACAACCTCGTCTATAAAGTCAGTTCTTTTCGATTCATATACTCCTTCAATTTGCTTTTCGACTTCTTCTATCTGTAATGGCGTTTTATCTATGCACATTATTACGTTATCCGCCTGGTATTTGCTACCTTTAATAGCATCGAATATAGTATTTTTCCCTTTACCTCCAGGTGTCTTTAAATCATATAACGATTGATTTATTTTATAATCCGGCGTTCTAATCCCTGTTGGATTCAATATTCGAGGTACCATAAGTACATCTCTGCCATATTTTTTAGCTATAATCTCTGCTACTTCTTTCTCATGCTTATCATAGTCAAGTACCACATACTTACCGTCTACAATATATTTATTTCCGCCATGCTCCCACTCCGATAAATCCTTTACCTCTTTATATTTAGTTTCATCAACAACTTTCCATTCAGATGTTACGTCCTTATACTTCAAATTTTCTTTTTGCTTATCTGTATCCTCAACATCCTTAGGATTGTTATCCCTTATGCCAACTCTCAATCTTTCAAGCTGTTGCGGTAATCCCATAGCTTTAGAAAACTCTGCATATAAAGCTTTAACAGATTGCAATTTGCTTTGCTTTGCAATAAGTACATCCTTATCTACTTCCGCACGACCAAGCAATAATACATCCTGCTTTAGTTTTCTTATAGTCCTTTCAAGCTTTCTTTGATACTGTAAGGCATCATATACAGTGTAATCTTTGCCGTTGAACTCCTTAGGTGTATTCTCTTTTTTATTCTGTTCTTCAAGCCACTCATCTGTATACTTTCGCTTTGATATGCCTTTAATAAACGGCCACTTGATGTGATAGCAGTTAATACCGGCAAAGCCTAATATATCGCCCTCTCCACATACCGTAACCATCTCTTGCTTTGAATATACCTTGCCCTGCCATGCTTGGTGATTTTCAATGCCAAAGCCTTTATTTCTTGCCCCAGGATGCCAATCTACTTCAAAGTAATCAGTGTTTAACTTCTTTGCGTTACTCTCATTGATTTGGTTAGTCATCTGCGCAACGCCAGTCATTAAAGCACGCCTTACAGCAACCTCTACGCGGTCTGTCTTGCCTGAAGCATAGTTTACCACCCTAAGGCCGCTGTTTGTCATCTCATCAATTACAGAGCCTATTGCTTGGCTGTATGTATATGCTCCGCTTGCTATCCCCATAAAGCCTTTATCCAGTGCTTTATCAAAGTAATCAGCTAACGGCGTAAAAATTTTTTTACCATCAACAAAAACATTAAATCCTGTAGTCCTTGTTATATTCTCGAATGGCTTTAACTCTTCCTTGGTCTGCTCTTTTGTTGCACTTACCAATTGTTTTAACCACTCGTTATCTTCATAGGCTAAATACTCCCTTCCTGACTTAGTAAAAAGGTCTTTGTGTGTTATATAATCAGCTTCAACGGCCTTATCGTATATCTTGTCTATATCGATATTAGCCTGCTCAAGCTTTTCTTTTAACAGCTTCTTTATGCTTGAACTGCTGCGATCTAATACCGTGAGTCTATCAAGCATATGTTCGCCCACAGGAGCAATCTCATAAGCCTTCTTAATTCGGTCTACTACTTCACCCATTACCTCAAGCTCAAGCCTTGATATAGTTTTCTCAAGCGGTTTAGGAAGCTTTTCCATCTCCTGCGGTGTCATTTGCTTACTCCTCAGTTAATACCGGCTCAGGCAAGTTCTTTTTAGCCTCCGACTCCGTCTCTCCGTACCACTTACAGCGATATTCAATCAAAGACATAACACCCATAGCCACATCCTGCCTATCCTGCTGTCTCTCTGTTTCCTCATCTACAAGTATAGAGTCTTTGAAGGTGCATACAAACTCATAGCCTGTCTTTGTAAGTCCGTTATAAAATGCCAGTGCGTATACTAAATCTTCCAAGCAATCCTTTAGATTGGACTGTATCGCCTTTACCCTATTAAACTTACGCTTCTTTGCTATCTTGGCTTCTGTGGCCGTCTTATCGACCTCATTGACATCCGATAAATCGCCATAAGACAAGCATGAGTTAAACTCTATCCTTCTAAGATACGCATTCAAACCGCTTATAATGTTACCATCTCTAAATGTGGGGCTGTACTCTTGGTATATGTCATCGCCATTGCCCTTAGACAGGTTTAATGCTCTGTACAGCCTTTCGGACAGCTTAGGCATCTTAAATGTTCTATCGCCGTCCTTTCCTATAATCGGTGTGGCCTGCAATGCGGTAATGTCCACATGCACAGCTCTCTCACCGCTCTCAAACTCCCAATCAAGTCTTGCAAACTGTGTATCGGTCATCTTTATAAGATTTATGGAGGTATCAAATACAGATATTCCACACGGTGAGTTGTCCACCGTATTCTTTATAGGGTTTCTGTAATACCCGAAATCAGGCTTTTCTACACCTGTATACTGTATGTCTTCAGGCAGATTCGCCCACTCTTCTATATCTGCCAAAGCGATAGGAGATCCGATACTGTTACCGTCTGAAGATTTATAAGCTTTGTTCTGTATCCTTAGAGTCTTGTCTTCTTTCCATTCATGATACTCAAGTCTTATATAAAAAGTACTTTCGCCTACTCTCTTAACCTGTATAAATACAACACTTGTAAGCCTATCTTTTGAGTTAAATGCAAGCGGTATAAACCTATCTGCTGTTATGTACTCAACCGCATCGCCACCTAAAGGCTTTATGCAAAAGGATCCTAAACCAAGACCAAGTTGTAAGTTCTCATTAAGCGCCTTGATAGATTCCTGGAATATCGCATCTACTTGTTCGTTTGATACACTTGCCTCCATCTCATTAAGACATACATTCGCAAACTCTGTACAAATGCCCTGCTCTATCATCAAAGAACTTACTTTGTTATCAATCCAAGAGGCTTGGCCATTATACATAGCGTTCCATGTCTCTATTTTATTTATCATTGCTTGGCTAATGGCTATATCCTGCCCTATCACCTGCTTTATAGTCTTTGAAGGAAACACTTTTCTAATCACCCCTCTTATCATTTCTATCAATCTGCTAAACATTTTACTGCCCTTTTTTCTTCCAGATTCGGTTAGTCGCATATCTTACTGCATCTATGCAGTGGTCGTTTCCGTCAGGATATCCGCTTATGATATTATCTTCCTTGTCTCTCTCGTACTCATAATCTAAGAACTCCTGTGCAGCCTCAGGGCATCTGACATTATCAATGATTATTTCTTTCAAAGACTGTAACCACTTGTATGAGTATTCTCTACTGCCTGGACCTTTTTCCGCTGCTCTTGCAAGTAATCCATAAGCTTTATAATCACCTATAGATTTATTCTCTGCACTGTCGCAAGTGATAATGTCATTGCCTGTAATGCCCATCTCAATAAGTGTTTTCGCTGTCTGTTCGTTGCTCTGCTTGTTGCAAGTATATTCCTGCCAAATATATAGCTTATGTTGTGCAGGCTCATAATGAACACGCACAAAGGCAAATAGATCAGGATACCAGCCCCAGTCAACACCATTTAGGATGTGGTCAAATTCTGCTATTTCATCATCTGTTATCTGTCTTATAACCACATTGTCAAATACTGAACCGCCTGCACCGTTGGCAACGCCCATATACTCATTCTCATAAGCATCGGGATTGGTTTCCTTCAAGAACTCCGCTTCTTCTAAGAACGGTTTGCCAAGCCACTTAGCAGGCACTTGTAAGTAGTTACTTTCTATTACCGTCCTTGACTCTTTAGGTACCTTGATGTACTTGTTAGCCCAGTTATTTGAGGTCTTAGGTGGGTTAAATGACTTAAATATATAAGCTATATCACCGCCACGGATTACAGACTGCTCTATCTTTCTGACTGATTCAGGTCCTGCGAACTGGTCAAGCTCCTCAAACCATAAAATACCGATGTATCCGAACGGCACCTTTATGGATTTAATCTTGCCGGGATCGTCTGCACCTCTGAAATATATCTTTTGCCCCGTGGTCTTTCGCGTAATCTCCATAGGGCTGACAGTCGCATGAAACTCTTCCGCAAGGTCTAAGGCATCTATTGCCCACATAATCTGTTGATATACAGAGCCTCTAAGCGTGTCCGCCACCTGTCTCATAACTACAGCATGCATATTATCGTTTCGCATTATCAAATCTATAACTTGTAATGACACGAACGAAGATTTTGTTGAGCCCCTGCCCCCGGGAAATACATACTCCGTATAGTTGTGTTCATGTATGTCAAACAAGACGGGAGCAAATACAGGTGCCACCATACTTGCAGGTATTCCCGTGTATTTTATCCCTTGTGTGCTTATGTCTTCAGGTTTTAATTTTTCAGTTTGTGCCTTCATCTGCTCAACTCTTGCCTTTTGCTCTTTAATATCCAGTGCCGTCTTAGTCTGCCCTATTAGGTCCCTGACTTCTTTAAAGGCCGATACAGCATTCTTATTACCCGGATCCGCTGCAATGTCTATCAGAGACTTAATCATCATCTCAGATATATCTCCGGTGATCATCCCTTCTGCTATCTTTCGCAAGTCCGCTTTTCGTCTCCTTGCGACTCCTGAAGCCTTCCCACCTTTTCTGCCACTTTCTCTTGCTTCGTCCTCGCTTCGCTCATTAAATGGTATTAAGTTTTCACGTCCATCCCGCATTCACCTCACCTTCCCATCTGTCTGTATTCGGCAACAAAAAAGAAGGCTCTCACCTTCATACTCTAAATTTATCT